CCGATCGAGGTGTCGCCGTACATGCGAAAGTCGAAAGGGTGATTGAAAAGCTGCGTGATGTCGCTGCAGATCACGACATCGAGATCGATCGAGACGAAGCGCGGGCCGAACATCGATTCAGCTTCGGGGCCGAAGATTTTCAGACGTCGATAGCAGCTCGGATAGTTCGAGCCGTGCGGGCTTGGCACATTGCCGAAGTCTGTCCACAGCTTGATGATGCGAATGCGCGGATCGATCCCGACCGGATCATCGGTCACGCAAACAAGCTCGAAGTCGGCGTGGTAGTGACGCTCGATCATGTTGCGCAGCACGTTGACAGTGTTGGCGTCGAACTTCGATCGATAGTGAATGGGTCCGCGCCACTTCCAACAGATGAAAGTCAGAGGCTGCATTTCAGCACCGCCTCATACGGAAACTGATAGCGCAAGGGCCTCCATCCTAGCGGCCTGTTCTTGCGCAGCATTTCGAGCTTTTTGTCTTCCGGTGCTTTGCGCTCATACGTCGTCGTCGATGCGTCAGCGACGATCTCTCGACCGACTCGAATGAGCGGCGATGTGATGAAGCCGACGTTGCGCGCATAGCGCTTCACGCTGTCGCGAAAGTCCGCGTCCGTGCCGTAATAGCCCGCAAGTCGCTCATCGTAGCCGCCGATGCGATCGAGAAACATCGATCGATGCATCAGCCACGAATTGGGGTGCGGCTTGTAGGGCGTCGCGTTCGCTTCGAGATCATGTGCTGTAGTAGCACTCATGCGCTCGAATCGATAGACGTCGCTGTGCCGAATGAAGGGGATCGTGTCGAGCACCGCTTCGAGCGTCGAGCGAGGAATGAAGTGATCGATGTCGGTCAAGAGAAACCAGTCCGCGCGCGCGTGTCGGGCGCACAAATTGCGCGCAGCGTCTTGATTCCAGCGCACATCGACGCTGATTCGATAGATCTGCAGATTCAGCGCTTTCGGCGTGAGCCTTGCGGGCCAGCGCGGCGAGCCGTCATCGCAGACGACAAGCTCGATCGACTGCTTCAGCTCGTCAGGTAGGGCTTCTAGCGCGGCTATGTGACGATCGAGAATCGTCGGGTTTTCGTAGTACGCCATCAAGATGCTCAAGCGCATACAGCCCCCAAGCTCGACGGCTCGACGCGCTTGAAGCCTCGAATCGTCGAGTCACGCGAAACGACGAACGTCGCGATCTGCGCCTTGCTCAGCTGCTCGATCGCCGTCTTGATCTGCGTCGACCACTCGAAAAGCTTGGCCGGTCCACTGCCGCCGCCGCTCTTCCACGGATAGTCGGGGTGCCAATGTCGCTCGCCGCGCGGCCCGAGCTGCATGTCGAAGCCGACGAGATACAGCTCGCTCGGTCTCAGGTGATAGGCCAAGTTCAGAGCGCAGAAGCCTGAATGCGTGCCGTTGAGCACGCGCGGATCCTCGCTCAACGTCGTCGACGTGTGATCGTTCTCGTACTGCATGACGTGATCGCAGTCGGTCGCTCGAACGTTCTTCAGCGTGCCGGTGCGAAGCCAGATCGGCTTAGTCGTTTTCTCGATCACGATGCCCCAGCGATTCTCGCTCCAGAGCCGATCCATCGAGACGCCGATGTCCCACTTCGGGGCGTACAGCATCGAATCATTCACCGCGATCACCGTGCCAGGTAATCTGCGCAGATCGACTCTCGACGCCGAGAAGCCCCCGGCGAGTATCGTCGCGATCATTTGAGCCACATCGCGGTCGTGATCGCTTTCGGCCCCGACTGAATCATCTGAAAGTCGAAGTAACGCGCGAGCTGCGCGCGCCAGTCGTCTTTGCCGCGGCGAAGATCGACGATCAGCACCGTGTGACCCAGCTCGCTCGCATCGACCGCGAGCTGAATGTGCTCGTTCGGCTCGACGTGAAAGCACCACGATTTGAGACTGATCACAAGATCGTATTTCATCGACACGCAGCGCTTCGGGTCGTTCGCATCGATGTGACTGATGTGATGCAGCGGCACTTCGTTTGCCTTCAGAAAGTCACGAGCGACGCTCATATTGTTGAACGTCTTGCGATGCAGCTCGACCTCGCTCGAATCTGCTACGCCATCGACGAGCGTGATTCGACAGTCCCCGCCGTAGTGCGAATTCAGCAGCGCGTCGATGCCGCCCAAGCCGCTGCCGATGTCTAAGATCGCGTCGCACGTCTTTGGCAGAAATGGTCGCATCATCTCGAACTCGGCGAAAATCGTGTCGACGTAAAGCGATTCCCAACGCGAGCGATCGGCTTGCATGTCGCTGAGCGCACCGCGCTGATTGAGCAAATACGGAAACGCCTGATCCGGTATACGCAGTCCTGAAATCATGGCTTGCCAACCTCCGCTCGATATTCTTTTGACGTCTCGAACTCTTCGATGATGATGAAGCCCTGATCTTTGAGCTTGTCGCGCCACCACTGCGCTGACTCGACGATCAGATGCGCGTTGCGCCCATCAGGCAGCTTCGCGTTCGCCAGCTTGAGCGAGATCACGAAGTAGGCTCGACGAGCGCTCAAGCTGTAGATGTGATCGATGACGGCGTCGATCTTCTCGGGCTCTACATGCTCAAGCACGTCGGTGCAAACGACTAGATCGCAGGGCTTCTGCATCGAGCGACGCTCCGGTATGCCGGGGTCATAGCCGCTCACCCTGCGAGGCTTCAGCGCTTCAGCGAGCTTCATCTCGCCGCAGCCGTAATCGAGAATCGTGAGCGCGTTCATGTTCGCAGCGATGCCTTCGACGACTTTCGCGTGCTTCGCGCCGTCCGCGCCCCAGCTCTGCGACTTGTGCAGCTGTTCGAGCTGCGAGCGATACTTCGACGACGCGACATCGTTCTCGCTGTAGCGATACGCCCCGGCGTGACGCATGAACATGCCCATGTGACCGACATCGAGCGCGTGCGCGCCGCGTCGATGCAAGCGATACGCCAGACAAGTCGCTGCGGTGCCGAGACACATCAACACGCGACAATCGCCCTCGAATGTTTGAATCGCTTTGACGGCGTGCTTCTCGATCTCATCGATCTGCGCATACGCGTGCTGACGAGGCCCGATGATCGTCGTGATGCGCCTGGCGCTGCTCAGCATTTCTGCCGTGAGCGACTTCTGCTCTGGCTTCGACGGATCGTCGCGCTCGTGACCGACGATCAGCACGATGTTCTGATCTTTCCACAGCTGCTCGACCTTGTGCCAATAGGTCGGCGTGTCGATCCACGGCGCCGAGTCGGGTCGCGTGATAAAGCTCGACGCGTAAACCGTTTGCGGCAGCAGCATCGCGAGGTAGGGATTCTCTGCGTACTTGAGCCACGACTCTTTGCGCGGCGATTTGAACACGTTCGGAATGCCAACCAAGAAGTCTTGGCTTGGGCTAAGCAGAACGTTCTGCAGCTCAGCTGAGATGCCCTTCTCTGCGCGCTGCGATGTGCACGCGCTGCCCGCTGCGCAGCGCCACTCGCCATCGCCGTAGCGTGAGATCGATGCGCCCTCGAGCATCAGCTCGATCGTGCGCTCTTCGCTCAAGATTTCGGGGTATTTCATGAGCGCAGCTGCGGAAGGAACGCGCTCGGAAGCTGCGGCTGCAACGGCTCGCAGAATGTGTGCTGCTGAAAATAAATGCGCTTCGTTCGAATGACCTCCATCAGATCTTCTTCGCTCAGCTCCCAGCAGCTCGTGACGACGCCGTCGCTCGACAGATGACTCGGCAGCGGCAAATACTCGGGCTGATCTTTCGCGAAGGTCACATTCGAGCCTTCGAACTGTACGGGTTTCATAGCTCTACCTCGATGGTTGATTTTCTAAAACACTGCAGCGCTGTGTGACGCGAGCAGTTCACGATCTCAAGACCGACGCGCTGCGCATCGCTCGCGAGCTTTGACATCTCGCGCACCCACGTATCGAAGCGCCCGCCGTTGCCGAGTTTAGCGGGGTGATTTCCGTGCCAGTGAATTTTTCCATTGGTGCGCTGAAAATCGAAGCCGAGCAGCAAGATGCGTTTCGCGCCCCACATATGAGCGAGACCGATCGCTTGATAGCCTGAGTTGAGCCCCGAATTGATGTGCGCGGTGCTCATCGAGAGACCTGGGGCGGGATTGCCGAACACATAGTCGATCTTGAATTGCGTCGCGATCGGGCGGCTCATCGTCCACATCTCTGAGCCGTGAAAAGCTTTCGCGCATTCGGGGAAGTAGTGAAGCCACCAACTGGCGTCGCACGCGTAGAGCACATCGGCCCACGGCGCGATGCGAAAGCTCGTGTTAATTGCGATCGTCTTGCACTTGCCCCTGACGTGATCGACGTCAGCTTTCGTGAGCGACGGACCGGCTGCGATTATTGCGACAGTCTCGCCTGACCATCGCCCTGCGGTTCGCCCGACCCGTTCGGCAGCTCTTGCGACAGAGGGCGCGGGCTTCGTTCTGTCGTCTGATCTTTTTTTAAGGGGGCGCGCTCGATGACTTGTCGATGCGAGGGCTGCATGTCGGGCTTGATCTCTTGCAGCTTCTTGACGGTGCGATTGACTTCAGCGAAGTACTGCGGCTCGACCGTCACTCGCTCACCGGCTCGAAGAAAGCCGTACTTGCTCTGAAACGTCACGAGCGCTCTGCAGATCAGCATGATTCTAAAACCTCCCAATAAAAAGCCCCGGCGCGAAACCCGTGAGAAACGCGCCGAGGCTCATCCAACGAACTACTTGATCAGACTAACCCGATCAACCAGTTTCGCCAGCCTTGAATGCGCCGTAAATCAAGGCAGCGGGCCGTGACACTGCGAGCGCGAGACGCTCTTCAGTCAGGATAGTCACCAAGTTGCGCACAAAATTATCTTGATCTTCAGTCGACAGCAAGATCGACGAGTCTTCGCGATCGAAGATCATCGCAGCGAGCTTGAACGCGCCGACCAAGAAGTCGCCGCGCTGCATGCTGAAGCACTCCGCGACCGGCAAGCCCCACAGCATGGCCGGGGCCAGCAAGGTGGGCTGACCAATCATGTACCGACCATAGCTGTCTTTCGTCAGCTGAATGTCGGCCCAATCGCTCGGAGACATCGCAATGCCGGTCGCCGGGTAGTACGCGAGGGTGACCTGCAGCATCGCTCGACGAATCGTGTCGATCTTCGAGTCGGTGCTCAGATAGCCCTGATTGTACGCAGTCGATTGCGGCACAACGCCGTGCAGATGATGCGCAGCGCCGTCGCCGTATAGCAGCTGCTGCTCTTCAGCGAGCTTCAGACCGAACGCCAAGCGATTGTCGATCAGCGACTGCAGCATCGGGAAGTCGCCGAGGATTTGCTTCGACGCTTTCATCCAATGCGCGATCGTCGCGACAGCGATGTTCTGCTGAACATAGCTCAGATCAGACTGCGGCTTCAGTGAGCCGTCAGAGCCCTGATAGCCAGCGTTGTCCGTGAACAAATTTTCCTGCACCCAAATGATCGACGACGAAGTCGTGCGTCCCTGCGCGAGCAGATCGCGAAACGTGATCGGCTGAAAGTTCGGCACAATCGCCTGCGGCAAGTACTCGGGGAACGCACCAGCGCCGCCCACGTTGGCGATCGAAGTGATGTTCTTCACTTCGCGAGTCAGCGATCGCTTCGTCGACCATGCCTGACTGTTCATCCGACCGCTCTTCTGACCGACCGCTGCGAATGCTTTCGCTTCGTCGCTCTCGATGAAAAGCTCGCCGATCGACTTGTGCTGAGTCGGGTTCGCTCGGCCGCTTTTCTTCAGCTCCGCGAGCTGCTGCTGCAGATCGAGAATGTTCTCGCTGCTCTTGCGCTCGCGCTCGGTCTGCTCAGCGACGAGCTTCGCGCCATCCGCGTTCAGTTTCGCGACTGCTTCTTTCGCGCCCTCGCTGACGCGCTTGTTCGCTTCCAGCTCGTCTTGAACGGTCTTGATGACCTCTTTGACTTTGCCGAAATGTTTTTCCAGCTCAGCGCTGACAGCAGCCTTGAGCTTGACGTTGTCCGCCTCGTCGCACAGCGCGACAGGCCCGTTGGTGAAATAACCCTCATTCTCGATCACGGCGGAAGTCGCCATGTCGATCACGCCGCGCGTGATGATGAATCGTTGCATACGGTTCATTGCAAATTGCTCCTAGAGTTGAAGTTCGAAACCAGAGATCGCAGCACAAACATCCTCGACTGACGGCAGCGTCTCGCCGCCCTCCTTCGTTGCTCCGCTTCCAGACTCACTCCGTAGCAGATTCGCATAACCACCCATTGCAATCTGAGTCGTCAGGCGTTTCGAGAAGCCGAGCTCCCGCAGGGCTTTCTCAAATTCTCGCAGCGTCGGCATGTTGCCTGATCGCAGCATTTCCTTCACTTCGCTCACCATCGCCTGATCGTTGGCGGGGAACGTGACGATCGAGTTTTCCCACAGATCGATGCCTGTGAGCTTCATGATCGAATTCTCAGCGTCGTAGTCGCAGCCGTCAGGGAACAAATCGTAGCCGATCGACATGCCGCGAATGACGCCAGCCTTGACGAGCGCATACGCTTCTTTCGCTTGCTGCACATCGTCGATCAGCAGCTGACCCTCGACCATCAAGCCGTCGCCGTCTTCGCTCATCGACGTGTGCGGGCCGATCGGCTTGTCGCTTTGATGCTGCCACAGCAGCGGCGGCAGTGTGCCTTTCGCTTTCCACTGCGCGAGGGTCTTGCCGAACGCCCCAGGCATCACGACATCGCGATACGAGTCGACATTGCCGAACACGCTGGCGTGACCTGAGAAGCTGCCGTCCTTCTCGATCGCTGAAGTCTTGAACGCGCAGACGCGCTTGAGCAGTTTGTTTTTTGACATCAATGCACCTGTGCTGGTGGGGGTGGAGCGCCAGGCGGTAGCGGTGTACCCCCAGGCGGTGCGACGTGAGTCGGCGGCGTTGGCGCGCCGCCCATTTCGCCGAGTTTCGAGATCGGCACGAGATTGCTTTGCACGGTCAGATCATCCCCGCCCTCGAGCGGCTCGCGATCTTCCTGCGCCCTGATCTCGTTGCGCGTCATGATGCCGTTCTGCGCGTACTGCGAATAAAGCGCAGCGCGAGCAGTCGAATCGGCGCCGAGCAGATCGTCGGTGTCGACGGTCAAGTACATTGTCGCTTGATCGCCTGGGTTCAGCAGCGATCGACCGCACGCGGCTTCGATGCGACGAATGTACGGTCGCAACGTCAGCGACTGAAAGCCGAGCAGCAGCTGCTCGATGCCAGTGCCCCAGCTCGTCACGCCTGCAGCTGCGTGACCGATCAACACCGGAGGCACGCCGTACCACCGGCAGATGTCTTCGACGCTGAACTGACGACTGCTCAGCAGCGCAACGTCTTGCGGCGTCATGTTCAGCTGCTCGAACTTCATTCCGGCTTCGAGCACCATGAACGACGACGCGTCGGGGCCTCCGGTTTTGAACGAATCGAGCGACGTCTTGATCATGTCGCGCTGCTCTTTCTTGAGCACTTTGTCGTACATCAGAAAGCCTGACGAGCGCATGCCGTTTCGATAGGTGTCGCTGCTCGCTTGCTCAGATGCTTGACTCAAGCCCAGCGAGTTGCGCGCGTACTCGATGCGAGACAGACCGATCATGCCGTCGAGCGATCGATCTTTTATGTGAAAAATATCCGCCGCGGCGAAGTCTTGCGAAGGGTCATTCATCAGACCGGTCGGGATGTAGCGATAGCGCAGCGTGCCATCGGTCGGTGCTCGATACGGCACCATGAATTGCGGCAGCAACGGCAGCAACGCAACGCAGTCGCCCTGCTTGTTGCGCACGATCTCGCTGTACGCATTGCCCCACAGCAGCTCGCTCGCGATCATGAACTGCCAGTAGTCGACTGACGTCATGATCGAGTTCGGCTTTCGATTCAGCACCGCGAACGTCGGGTGATCGTAGGCCGGTTTGCCCCATCGATTGTTGCCCGAGCGAACGTTCAAGATGAACGGCAGCGTCGAGATCGTGTCAGCGATGAGCCACACGCAGCTCCAGCACGCTGAGATTTGCAGCGCGAGCTGCGGCGTGATGATGCCGCCTGTCTGGCTGCTCGCTGCGTTAATCGGCGGTGCGGCATAGCCGCCGATCTGCACCGGGTAGAAGCCGTTGCGCGAGACGCCTGAGTTGGAAAAAAGAGCGGTGAAGAACTCGAACGCTTTGCCGAAGCGGGGAAATCGCGCGGCCATTACGAACTCACCATCTGCGCGAACGGGTCTTCTTCGGGCACATCTTGCGCAGCGCAGCCGAACGCCATGAACAACGCGACCATGCCGTCGATCTTATCCGGCGATCGAAGCTTATTCGGCTTCACGTTCATGTTCGTGTCGTAGGTGGGCACAACGTTCGCGGCGTGCCAAGTCAGAACGGGGTTGCCTCCGTGAAGAAGATTGCCGTCGAGATAGACGCTCTCGCACAGCTTCATGGCTGGGTTGAATGACTTTGCTCCTTGACGAAACTGAATCAAGCCGTGCGGATCTTCCGGCGTTGCGACGTCGACGCCCTCTGCGATCAGCTCGTTGATGAACTGCGTCGCGTTCCACGGATCGTAGGCGATCATCTTCGGATTGAATCGACGAATGTCTTCTAGCACTTGCTGCTTGATCAGCTGATAGTCGTTCGAAGCTCCGTCGCATTCAGTGACCCATCCCGCTTCCACCCACCCAGCGTAGTTGACCGATCTGCGCTCAGTTCGATGAGCCACCGCTTCATGGGGGACCCAAAAACGGCCCCAAGTGTAGTAGAGATCGTTGACTTTCCACAACAATCGCCACGCCGCCATGTCCGTTGTGCTCGCGCCGTCGAACGCTGCCCAGCACTCAGCACCGACCATTTGTTCGACTTCGAACGCTCCGGAGCACTTACGCCATCGCGTGAGATTTGTCCACGATGTAGCGCTCGAAGCGCGTCGATTGAGCCGTTTGATGCGAAATTCTGAGAGCGAACCCGGCTTGTTCTTCGCTTCGATCGCGAGCTTGCGCATCTCTTTCAAGATCAGCGGATTGACGTCAAACAGCGGGTTTGCCTTGCGCCAAGCGATCTCGTCGAAGTCTTCGTCGCCGTCGTCGACCGCCCAGATCAGCGCGAGATAGTGATCCGCTTCGACGACGCCGTTCAGAATGTTCTCAGCGAATGCGCGCTCCTCGGCCCACGGCCCCGGATTCTCGAAGCCCTCTGTAGTCGTGTACAGCCACAGCGGCGAGATGCGACCGCCAGCAGCCTGACGCAGCACGTTCACGAGATCGTGCGTCTTGTGCGCGTGAATCTCATCGAGCGACACGTGACTCGGGTTCAGGCCGTCTTGCGTCGATGCTTTCGAGTTGATCGGCTTGAAGACTGAGCCGGTGTCGTAGCGCACGATCGAGCGCGAGAAGCACTCCATGTCGAACTCTTCGCGCAAGCCATCCGTGCCCTCGATCATGCGCTTCGCGATGTTGAACACGATCGACGCCTGCGAGCCGGTCGTCGCCGCGCTCAGCAACTGCGCGCCCTGCTCTTCTTCGAAGCATTCGCAGTACGCCATGATCGCCGCGGCGAGCGTCGACTTCGCATTCTTGCGTGCTGTCGCGAGCAGCGCAGTCGTGAAGCGACGCGTGCCGTTTTCAGGGTCTCGAAAGCCGAACAGGTTCACGAGAAAGAACACGTGCGCGGGGTGCAGCACGATCGTCGGTGTGTCCCACTTGCCTTCGACGTGAGGCAGCATCTCGATGAACGTGCAGACTCGATTCGCTTGACCGGGGCTGAAGACGAACTTCGCTTTCTTTTTGCGCGCTGCGACCTTCAGATCTTTGATGAAGCGCTTCGCTGCGCAGCGCACCCAATGACCGTACTCGCGCTTGTTCTGAATCGCCTCTTCGGCGTAAGCGATCGCGATCGAGACGAAGTCGATCTCAGAGGTCGAGCGTCCGAAGCTTGCCGAGAATGCTGTTCGGTTTTTTCTTGCCTTTAATTTTGACACGTGTGCGGCTCGACGGTGTGAGGCCCAGCTCTGCAGCTGAGCGGGTGAGTCGCTCGAACGCGTTGCGTTTGATCGAGACGAAAGGGTTTTGCTGAAAGCCCGCTTGACCGGGGATTCTGATCACCGGCCCCGCTTCGTTGACTTTGATCGTCGCCTCTTCGAAGTCAGCGCACGCGATGCAGTAGCCCATGAAGATGCCGTTATCGGTCGCTTTGATCATGCCCTCGGGGGCATCGCCGATCGTTTTGCGCCAGTAGTACTGAGCGCGAGCTGACAGAAACTCGGGCGGCTCTTTCGAGACATCGCCGTCCGGTTCAGGCTCGTCATGATTGATCGGGCGGTGACCGGGGTTGCCCTCGATCACGCGAAGATGGGTCGGCTTAGGTTTTCTTCCGCGCATTGATGCGAGTGAAAATGCCTCGGCGCGGCGCTTCCGTCAAGTTATCGACATGCCGTAGTCGTCGAATCCTTCCGGAAGTGTGAGCCCTTCGACGCGCAGCAGCTTGTTCGAGCGGAACGGGCGATAGTCGACGTGATGATGCGGACGGCCGAATTTGTGCACCAGCTCGCTGACATCGGGGTGCAGCCTAACTTGCATCAAGCTCTTCGCGAGCGTGCCGTCTTTCGCGTAAAAGTCCTCGGTGTTTCCGCCCTTCAGCGTCTGCGTCTCGACCTTGCCCTGCAGAAACGCGTTGAACTGCACCGTGCACCATCCCGCTTTGAGCATCTGCAGCGAGAGATCGGTGTCTTCGTTGTAGCGACCGCGCCAGCGAAAGGGCACGTCGTTGCGAATCAGATTGCAGCTGTAGATGCGCGTGTTCGGCACGAACGGCGGCAGCGACTGCTTGCGCTTCGCGAAGAAGGTGTAGTTCGGCCCCGCCATCGAGACATTTTTGTAGCGCAGGCAGAAATCTTCCATCGCTTTGAAGATCGTGCCAGTGCTCACGCGAATTTTCAGATTGCGATTTAGCCTGAAGAAGCCCTTGATGTTGTCGTCCATGACCCAGTGCCATGCGAATCCAGCGCGCAACGCGTGATCCGAAGCAAAATTGCGCGCAGGTCCAGGCCCTTTGCTCTTCGAGTCGCCTAGATCGTCGCATGTCGAGTACTCCTGCTGAAAGAGTTTGTCGAGAACGAGCAGCCTCGATGTATCGATCACGCTCGCATAATCATCGTACTGCTGCGCCTCGACGATCACGAAGTACTCGACGTCCATCGCTTCGAGCGTCTTCACGGTCAAGCGCGAATCGTGCCGACCCTTCGAGGGGATGTAGATCGGGAAACGCGGATTCATCGAGCTGCTGCTCCGTAGAGAAACGCTGCTTCCATGTCAGCCTGCATGCGTGTGTCCTCTACCGCACATTCGAGCACGTCTCGATTTTGACCTGTGATCGGCGGCTGCCATCTGCCGTAGGTACTCATAGCTTCACCTCTCCGCTGCGTGCGAATGCCGCTTTCATCTGCCCGATTGACAGTCCTTTTTCGCCAAGTTCGTCCAATTCTGCCGCGCAGAGTTCCCGCCAATAAGCTTGCAGTCGGTTGCGCAGGGAACAGCATTTTGCTTCGCCTCTCCGCCGGCATCAGAGGTGTAGGGATGCGGCCTAATTTGAATCGCGATGCCCATTCCAGGACGATACATATCAACCTCAGCGGCGTCCGCTATGAACGTCGCCACGGGAGGATCGCCTATGCGCGGGCTAGGCATCCTTGATGCCTCTATCTGCACCTCGATCAGAACTTTATTGCCGCCGTAGAAGCCTAGTGACTTCACGTGACCGAATACCTCAATTGTCATGGCTTCGCCTCTCCATCGGCTACGGGCGCATGGGTGTGCGGCGTATCGACGCCACAAATTGGGCACTTGGACGAACAGCGCAGGCCGACAAGGTATTCTCGATACGCCTGCACCGTGTAATCGCTGATGCGCTTGACGCCAGCCGATTGAACCAGGTCACGAATCAGAGCTTCGTCACGCTGCGCCTCGGTCTTGAAGCCGCGCTCACCGTATGTGCGGACACCATTGTTTCGCCGGGCATAGTCGAACATCTCATCGAGCGCAGATTGAAGGTGCGTAACCTCATCCATGCGACTCTCCTGCGGCATCAGTTTCGTAGCCAACCCCGCCTTCGTTGCGAACAAGAGCCATCGCTAACTTTTCACTGATGGTTTCACTTCCGCATGGCTCGCCATCCTCAAGCCACGTCACCACGTAGACAGCATCGACGAGTCTGACGGTCAGATTTGATACGTAGGTACTCATAGCTTCACCTCTCCGCTGCGTGCGAATGCCGCTTTCATCTGCCCGATTGACAGTCCTTTTTCGCCAAGTTCGTCCAATTCTGCCGCGCAGAGTTCCCGCCAATAAGCTTGCAGTCGGTTGCGCAGCGCATCTGCTGCATCTGCTTCCGCTAAAGCCTGCCCTACCGCTTCAATTGGAAACTCGCTGGTTTTCTGGGCGCACACCGCCGCGCGGTCTCGGCACCACTGCGCGTAGCCGTATAGAGCACGGTTTGCGATTGAGCGCTCCTTCTTATCAAGCTCCATCTGCTTCTCCATCGGACTGTGATTCTGGCTCGTGCTTTGCCGGTACAACGCCAGCGCCCAGACAGTAAACGCATGGCCGATGCGCCCAGGGGGCTTCTTGTCTGCCGAACCATCCGCGACCAAGGCAGTTGCCGCAGATATCCATTTCTAGACCACCATCGGGGCCTTGGTATTGTTCGCTAACTGGACCGGGCATTACTTCACTTCTCCGCTGTTCGTGAAGTGCCATCTGCTTCCGCTAAAGCCTGCCCTACCGCTTCAATTGGAAACCCGTGATCATTGCGAAAAAGTCTCACTGCAAAGAACAACGCAGACAGCGCTGCGATCTTCATCTCGCGCTCTTTCGCCTCTTCGCTCTTCGGCCCCTTGCTCATGCGTTTGCCTCCTTCACATCAGTGACTCGCTTGTGCGCGACTTTCTCGATCTCAGCCTGCGGATACCAGATGTAGCGCGTCTCTTCGGTGATCTTCTGTCGCACGATTTTCGCAAAGCGATTCACTGCGTCTTGATCTTTGAAATGCACCTTGATCGTGCGATACGCCATCTTGTCTTGCTGATCGAACTCAGGCATGCCGCGCCACTCAGCGTTCGCATCGTTCGAGCCGAGCAGCAAATTCGAAAGCTCTGATTCGCTGAAGCCCAGCACGTTCAAATTTGCCTCGGCGTTTTTTAGTTCGCTGATTTCGAGTCGCAGCATCTCGAAGTCCCAGCCTGAATTCAGCGCGAGCTTGTTGTCAGCGATGATCAGCGCGCGACGCTGCAGATCGGTGAGATTGTCGACGACGATGCACGGCACCAGCTCGTCGTTCATCTGCTTCGCTGCGAGCAGACGACCGTGACCGGCGATGAGCTGATTGTGCTCATCGATCAGCAGCGGATTCGTCCACCCGAATTCTTTGATGCTCGCAACCAGCTGCGCGACCTGCTCAGCGCTGTGCGTTCGCGCGTTTTGCGCATACGGCAGCAGCGCGTCGACGCTTCGCATGACGACCTTTCGAACGACGGCAGCGCTCACGCGGCACCCAGGTGCGCCCGAATTACGCGAGGTGGGTCTCGGTTAATTACGCGCGCCGCAAAAAAAGCCGAAAGACGCGATCTTCGGCCGATTCGATGTCCACTTTGACCCCCCCCTAGCCTGCGCTCTGCCTGCCTAGGTGCGTTCGATCTTTTTTTCTTTCTCTTCGGAGCAATCGGGATGCTCTGTCGTCGTGTTGGCTTGCGCTCGTCGTGCTTCATCGTTTCATTCTCGCTTGCTTGCGTTGACGATTGAGTTTGATGCAGGTGTGTCTGTCGTGACAACGCTTGCACAGTGATTCGAGATTGCTCTCATCAAGTCGCAGATCAGGTCGATCTCTGATGTCTTCGATGTGATTGACCACGCTCGCGGGCACGAGACGATGCTGCTGCTCGCAGTGCTTGCACAGTGGGTGCTTCGCTAACTGAATCAGTCGAAGTCGCTTCCATGCTGCATCGTAGCCACGACCGTGCGCGGATGTGTCACGCGTTTCAAGCACAGACATCGACGACGATCTGCGCTGCTTCATCGGTTGCAACGTCATCGGTCTAATGGGCATGCGTGTACACGTTAGCGACGACGATTATCAGCAACACGACGATCATCGTGTAGATCAACCATGCAGGGGTTTCATCGTCGTCGTTCACGGCGGTGTCGGAACGATGTTGCCAGGCGTGCCAATCGGCGGGTACAGATCGTGTATCGCTGCAGGGTCACACGGTTGATTAGGCCACTGCGTTTTGTCGGTGGGCTTCGATGTGTCTTCAGGCAGATCGTCAGTGACGACGCCAGGTGATATTTGTCTGCTCATGATGCTGACCTCCAGCCATTGCGACTCAAGATTCGAATGACCATTTTGATAGCGAATTCCGATGACACTTGCGACTGCTCGAATCGCACGACGTTCCAACCTAGCAGCGTTGCGGTCGCGTATTTAATGTTGTCCTCTTTGAAACCCTGGACCGTTGCGTGACGACCACCCATTTGCCAGCTGCCGTCTTGCGCTCGACGCATGACGATGCCTTCGATCTCGATGGCTAGTCGATACACACGACCGCTCGGCTTCGTGATCACAGTCGCGACGTCGAATCGCCACATCCGCTTGATCTCTTTCGCGAATGGAAATTCGCGCGCCATCTTCGGCAAGCCGCGCTGACGCCACTGCTCGCAGAACAAATCGCACGCCTCTGAGCGCTTGGATTTTTTCTTGTCGAGATCAGAGTCGAGCTTGCGCAGAGAAACGACCTTAGCGCGAACGGTCGCGCCAAGGTCGGCATCGTCGATGACTTTCTCGCGGCTCATCCGAGCGGTTTTCCGAGCTTGTGATAATTCGCGCCTGCAACGAATGCTCGATACAGACCGACTCCGATCTGCTCGTTGTTCCACGCTTCTCGCAAGTCCGGCTTCACTTCGTCAGCGAATTTCTCGGCGTGTGACGCGATGTCGCTGTCGTCGATCGCTGGGCGAAGTTCAGGCAGATCGAGCGCTGCGACTTGCTCGCGATACGGTCTCGCGTCGCTCGCAACGTTGATCAAGCAGTCGATCAGCTGCAGCGCTCGCATCGCTTCGATCGACGCTGAAGCCAAATCGCCGACTTCAGGCAATTCCGTCAACACGTTGCCGAGCACGATAGCGGCCATCTGCACTCGAAACGTTTGCGCCTGCGCGTGTCGACGCTGAGCTTCGTTGAATTTTGCGTCCGCGCTTGTCATCACGATTTCGCTTTACGCGCTGCCACTGCAGGTTTAGATCGCGACGCACGAACGCGCTTGGGCTTGCCGCCAGCTTGTTCGGGATCGTCAGCGCCGTTTTCTGCCGCTTGCTGCTCTTGATCGTCTTTTGCGATCGCATCTTCAAGGCGCGCATCGCTCGCTGCTTCGTTTTTGCCATCGCCGTCTCCCATCGGCAGTTCCATCTGATCCTCTTTCGTGATCGAGAGCTTTCCGAGCTTCATGTCGAACTTCTGGGACGTACCGGCATAGTCAAACAGCTTTTTTCCGCCGCCGTTGATCTCGGTCTGCACCGTGAACTTGAACAACGTGATGCCGCCGATCTGCGGGTCGATCGACATCTTGCAGATCGTCGTCGTCTCGAATTCGATCTCTTCGTCGTTCACGCCGCACACGAACGAGACCGGCACTTTCTCGAATTTTCCGAGCAGCGGAATAGGGCCGATCTTGCCTCCGAGCAGCGGCTCGAAATGCCCCTGCGACGGCTCGTTGAACAACGCTTGGACGATCAGCTCTTCGCGAGTGAGCTTTTTCAGCTGCTCGCGCTTGACGAGCGTCGAGCATTTGATGTCCATGAACGTGTGATTCTCATCGCCGTGCTTTTCAGTGCGCACATTGACGGAACCTTTGATCTGCACTTCACCTTTGAGATTCAGCATCGAGAGTTACTCCACGGGTTACGGGTTTAGAAAATTGACCACCTTCAGGCTCATACCGACAAATCCGTAGCGAGCGCTCGCTTCGAGAGATGTCAGATCTGCGACCAATAGTCCTGCACACGGTGGTCAGATGTGCTGTCGCTTTCAAATCTACTTTCCGACGATCGTTTTGACTTTCACTTGCGGCGCAGCTTTCTGCGCAACCGTGCGACGCGCTTTGATCGCAGCTTTGCGATTTCGCTTCTGCTGCGGCGTCTCGCCGGTATCAGGCTTCGCGAGCTTGATGTCGTCGTTGTAAGGGCCTTTCTTCGCGGGCTCTGTCGCGGGGTTCAATGCTGCTGCTTTCGCAGGCTTGGGTCCGTCGATCATGGGAATTGACCTCTGTGAGTTGAGATACCAATCGGGCAATAACTGCGCGCTCATTCTGCGTCGTCGTCCTCATCGAGGTCAAAGCTAGCGAATTTGCTGTCGTCTTCGCGAGGCACCGCTCGTCGCTCGATCGATTCGCCGAATGCGACGAAGAACGCGGCTGCGTAGGTCATGTCGTCAGTCAGCTGCATCGACTGCTTGCGCGCTTTGCAGATCGCGATTCGACACGCTTCACGCTTCGCCGTGATGCCGATCACTTTGCCGATCTGAATGCCGTGCACGCTGAACTCGCGCTCGAATGCGAGAATGATCTCGTCGCGATTCATCGCGGGCTTCTCACGAAGCCATCGTCGTCGCTGAAGTGCAGGTCGCCATACGCACCGCTCGGAAGGTATCGCGTGATCAGATCGTCATGAACCTGCGACTTGAATTGGCGCAAGCGACGGTTGAAATACCCTTCGACGCTTCCGCACCATCCAGTGTGATGACGCTGCTTTTTGATCTCTATCAGCATCGGCGAGAATTCCCCGACCACGTCAGCTTCCGCGCCTTTCTTCACGAACAAAATATTATCCGCAAGTCGCGTCAAGCTCGCAGCCCCCGCAATGTCGTCCATCGACGTCTGCTGATCGTTTCGCGACTGCTTGCGCGGATGCGCGATCAGGTGCAGATGAATCTTCGACAGCGTGCACGTGGTCGATATTGCGTTCGAAAACAATCGCTGGCCCTCGAAATCTTGAGATGACACGTCGAGACGTTCGAGCGAATCGATGATCGCGTGCGATACACCGCGCTTCGCGAGAACTCGAATCACCGCCAGCAGCTTTGCATGATCGGCAATGCCGCGAGGATACGCCCACAGCCGCAATCGATCACTCCACGCATCGATGCACCACTGCAAACCGTCTTCGCTGGGGTCGATCGTTCCGAGCGCGACAACGGCTAAGCGCATGAAGACATCGAACGGCTCGTCTTCGAGAGAAGCGATAAAAACACGTCGGCCGCTCAGCATCAGGTGACAGGCGAGCTGGCTGATCAGCGTCGTCTTGCCGTTTCCTGGCTGGCCGCTCCAGATCGAGTAGCCGCGCGGAAAGAATCTCAAGCTGTGACCGTCAACGTCGAACGGCGCAGTTACAAAATCGCGACGGCGTTCGTGATAGCGACCGAGCAGCTCGCCGACGTTGAGCGACTGAAGATCGACGACTTGCTCGTCGGCTTCGATCTGATTTTCGAGAAACTCCGGGGCATCAGGCTCGACGAGAATCCCTTTCATCGTGCGTGGCTTCATGCGTCAGCACCGAGCCATTCGATCGCACGTCGATGCGATTCGCAATCCATCGGCGCGATCGTCAGCATCGAGCCGCACGTGCACCAGGCGCGAAAGCACGAGCACTTGACCGACTTCGCTTTGAGCAGCTTCCACACTGCTGAAGCGATCTCGCAGCGATCGAACCACACGATCACGTCGAGTCCCTCGAGCAGCTCGACCGGCATCGGCGTTCCGGCTTCGTGAATGATCGTCATGCAGGTATCCGGCAGTCGCCGCGGCAAATATTTCTTACTCGTGATGATGATCGGCAATGCTGGCTTGTTGCCTGTCGATCGAAGTTCTCGCAATTGATTCCAGTCGCTCACGAGTACTTCACCTGTCGTTTCGGTTCAGTCAGCAGTGCGAGACCGGCATCGATGTGCTTCGCGTCGCGCAGAAATAATTCGATATCGTCATAGACGGTGTGCTTTTCGTTCGCCCCTGCATGGAACTCTGAGCGCTTGTAGCCGTTGATCGAATCGATAAGCGTTTGCTGATCGTAGGTTTTGAGTGCTCGCTTGATTGCACCGTGACGCTTCGGGTCCATTTTCGATCTCGACTTGCCGAACGTCTTTTGCCAGTGCTCGAAAATCACCTTCACAGTGTCAGTCGGACTCGCTTCGAGTTCGACAGCCTTCCGCTCGGAATCTGCTCTGCTCTGCTCTGCTCTGCTCTGCTCTGAGGTGCAAGTTGATAGCAACGCGCTAGCAATACCGGCCCCGTTTACGCTAAGTCCTTGAATCTTGATGAATTCTAGCTCGACCAATTTCTCTAAAGACTTGGCTATCGACGATTCGCTCATTTGCAGATACGCCATCTTCGAGATGAGCGAGGGGTTGGCTGGTATAGCGTTCTGATAGCGAGCTGCTATCAACATCAGGCACATCATCATGAGCCTCGAACCGTCATCGCCCATGATCCACGGAACCGAAGTAAGCGTGTCGCGATAGACCTTGATCCAAGTAGGGTCGCGCTTCTTGTAGTGCTGGTGCTCGTCCCATTTGAGGATGCTGATCGTTGCTGCCACGGTCAGACAGGCGACGCGTTAAATCTGTCGTGAACCGTTTTAGCGACGCCCGCCAGCAGCTCAGCAGAGCGCTGAAGTCGCTTCGATCGATCGAGCAATTGACCGGCGCTGATTCCGTAGCCTTCTTCGAGATATGGTTTCTGCCAGTCTTCGACCGGCAATGAGTGGCGCGAGATCTTTCCGTTGCTCAAGATCTCTACCCAATGGGCTTGATCAGCCGGAAACGCTTTTTTGCGCTGCCATCTTTTGATCGCTTCGCGCGAGACGTTCATCATGATCGAGAACGGCCCTTCTCCGCCAAAGTAGTCGACAACCGAAGTAACGGTTTGTTTTTTCATCAGAATGTCAGTTCCGCTTGTAACCAAGAAACAAGCGCACTATATTCGCCCCGCGACATAATTCAAGAAGGATCGCTCATGAAATTACTCCCAGAAGCTATTGCTTTTTCTGCATTGCTTGTATTTGTAGCGCTTTTGGTGCGAATGAATATTCGCAAGCGCAATCGCGAGAGACGCGTTCGGCGCTTCTCGAACTGGATGGATTCGATGCAGCCGAAGAGTCGCAAGTCGTGAGCAGCGTGAAGATGCTCGTCGCGAGCGAGCACGCGATCGAAGTCGCGCAGCAGCTGCATCGTGTTGCTCGCGCGATCGAGCGAGACCCGCAAGCGCTGACTCAGTTCGTGGTGAATAGCAGCGTCATCATCGATGCGCACTCGGTCAGAATTCAGCTCACGGTTCACGCGACCGTTCCCGTTCAATGAACGAGGTCATCATTCGCTACAGCGTGTCTGATGCGCTCGGCATGATGGCTGCTGTCGACAGCGCTGAAGTCGCTCTGATGCTTCGCGCTGAGCAGAAAGTCATCAGCGACAGCGAACGCGATCACGCGCTAATCATGTTTCGAAAGCTTCGATCGGACCTGCTGCGATCGCGAGCTGATGTCCTTCAGCAGATTTTAGACAAGAGGAAAACCTGACAATGGCAGTATCTAAATCAACCGCTGTGGCGACGAGCGCGCCTGCAGCTGCGACTCTCGCCGATGTTCCGCAGCAGAAGCTGATGCTCAAACTCGCGACGAAGTACGGCGTCGATGAGACGAAAATGCTTTCGACGTTGAAAGCGACCGCGTTCAAACAGCGCGGCAAAAAAAACCCCGACACGCAAAAGTACGACGCGCCGATCGACATCTCGAACGAGCAGATGATGATGCTCGCAGTCGTCGCCGATCAGTACGGTCTGAATCCTTTCACGCGCGAGATTTATGCGTTCCCGAGCGAGAACGGCATCGTCGCTGTCGTGAGCGTCGATGGCTGGATTCGCATCATCAACGAGCGACCGGAGCTTTTGTCGATCGAGTTTGAGATCGCGCCACCCGGAACCGAAGATCCGTGGATCACGTGCACGATCACGCGTCGCGATCGCACGAAGCCGCTCGCGGTGACCGAGTATCTGTCTGAGTGCTCGCGCAACACCGACCCCTGGAAAGAAATGCCGCGGCGAATGCTGCGTCACAAAGCGCTGATTCAGTGCGCGCGCGTCGCGTTCGGATTTGCTGGCGTGTATGACCCCGATGAAGCGGATCGCATCGTTGCGACCGTGGAGCGTCGCGAGGCGCAGCTGACGAGCGGCAAGTCGAACATCGAAGAGCCGAAGCGCTTGAGCGAGAAAGCTGCGGCAGCGATCAGCATGGACATGATGACGACGCTCAAGGATAAGCTCAAAGAAGAGGGCGTCGCAGAGTCGCTGCTCTGCGCTCGCTACTCGATCGGCTCGCTGTCTGAGCTGCCCGAGGCGTTCTACCGCGAAGCGATCGCGACCATCGACGAGCTGAGCAAGGATGCTGGAAATGGCTCAGGTTGATTTCGACGTAGAGCATCACATCTATCGGCTGCGCACGAACGGCGTGCGCATTCGATCTGTGACTGACGCGCTGAGCGTGGTCACGAACTTCGATCACGTCCCTCCCGATGTTCTTGAGACGGCGCGTCGCTTCGGATCGCAAGTCCATAAGACGGTTCACTATTTTCTGATGAGCGATCTCGATGAGCGATCGCTGCACCCGCTGCTGAAAGCTCGACTCGATCAGTTCAAGCAGTTTCTCGTCGACTCAAAATTCGAAGTGCTGCACACCGAGCGGATCGTGATCGACCCCGCGCATCGCTACTGCGGCACGCTCGATCTGACCGGATTGATGCCGCGTCGAAAAAGCAAAGTCTCGGCGCTGATCGATCTGAAGAGCGGCGCAGTGCCGAAGACGGTCGGTCTGCAGACAGCAGGCTATCAGTACGCATGTGAAGAGCGGCCGCGCAAGCGTTTCGCTTTGCAATTGAAGGAGGACAGCTATCGATTGATAGCGCTCGAAGATGAGCGCGACTACAGCTGGTTCATCAGCTGCTTGAATGTTTACAAACTCTCACTGAAGGACAATCCCTACTCGGAGATGGTGGATGCAGCGAGATAAAGTTCGGTTTTTGGCGCTCGTCAAAAAGAGCGAAGGATGTTGGCTTTGGATCGGAGCGCAACGCAAGGGCTACGGGAATTTCTGGTTTAGAGGCGGACCTGTCAGCGCTCATCGAGTCGCGTGGATTTTAACGCGCGGCGAGATTCCTGACGGCGAAGGCGCTCACGGCACTTGCGTTCTGCATCGATGCGACACGCCGCTATGTGTTCGACCCAGTCATCTGCGTCTCGGCACGCAGTTTCAAAATATGCGCGACATGGCCGAGAAAGGTCGCAAGAAAAGGAAACCCGTTGTATGAATGATAAAACTGAATCGCTCGTCGATGACGAGCAAGCGCTGCCCGAGATGCTGCCGATACCGAAGCTCGATCGAAAGCTGCTGCAGAACGCAGTCACGGCGCGCGCCGAAGCGTTGCTGATCAAAGTCGAGACGCCAGAGCAGTCGATCGAAGCGCAGCGCGTGCGCGGCGAGCTGCAGACATCGATCAAAGCGCTCGCCGATCAGCGCATGAGCGTGACGCGCCCGCTAGATGCGGTCAAAGCGATCATCGTGAGCTGGTTCGCTGCGCCGATTCTAGCGCGTGAGCAAGCGCGTGATCATCTCGATCGCGAGATCGTGCTCTTCAACGAAAAGATGGAAGATCAGGCGCGCGAAGCACAGCGCAAGCTCGATGAGGCTGCTGAAAAAGAGCGCGTTCGTTTAGCGAAGCTCGGCGACAAAGCTGAAGCGCGCGGCGATACGTCGAAAGCTGAAGTGTTTCGCGATCGCAGCGATGCAGTCGTCGCTCCGGTCGTTGCAGCTGCGCTACCGAAAGCGAGCGGCTCAGCGCTCGTCAAGCGTTGGACGTATGAGATCGTCGACGCGTCGAAAGTCAACCCGCTCTACGTGCAGCCTGATCTCGCGAAGATCGGCAAGCAGGTTCGAGCGCTCGGCAAAGAGTCTCAGAAACTGCTCGGCGATGGCGTGCGCGTGTATCAAGAAACTGGCGTCTCATCTCGATCGACTTCAACGAAGGGGGCATGGTAATGGCACTCATACTCACAAGACGAGTCGGCGAGATGATCAAGATCGGCGACGAGATCGAAGTCGTCGTTATGGCGGTCAACGGCAATCAGGTGCGCGTCGGAATCAAAGCGCCGAAGCACATCGCGGTGCATCGCGAAGAGATTGCGGAGCGCATACGCAAAGAGAAAGACGTCAAGCCCTTCAATCCTCTGACCGAGCAAGAGCGTCTGCATACGTGGTGCTTGTCGTGATCGCTCGCGACGCAAAGCCTGGGGACTGGGTTGTCTACGTCCCAAACCACGCCGAAGATGACGTGCTGCATAAAGACTGCGAGCGCGGCACCGTCACGTCGATCAATACGAGAACCGAAACCGTGTTCGTTCGCTACGGCAATGATGTCGGCGCGAAACGCACTAACTCGGAGAATCTCGTCACGGCGCGCACCTACTTCGAAGCGCTGCTCTGTCGCAAAGAGGTGCAATCATGAGCAGCGATCAATACACCGAAGCTCGGCATCGAGCGATTCTCGCAGCTCAAGGCGTGCCGCTGATGAAGTACGCGATCAGAATCATCGGCGTGGCAAACATGGAGCATCAGCCGCATCCGCTGTCCGGGGCGTTCATTCAGTCATACGACGTGACGACGCTGAACGAGCAGGGCGCTTACAGCGGCGGCGATCTCGAAGTCTGCGACACGATCACGAAAGCGAAGCACTTCGCTGATCAGTTCGAAGCGATGAATTTCTGGCGCACCGAATCGCCCTACGGAAATCGCGCTGACGGCAAACCTGATCGACCACTCACTGCGTTCACCGTCGAGATCGTGCCGGTGCACTCGTGAGCCGTCACTGTACGTCGATCAGCGTGACCATGGAGGACGGCTCTGTGGTCACGCTCCGCGCTCAGCTGACGAGCAAAGACGCGAAGCTCAGCGAGCGCGATGTCACAGCGCTGCGCGAAGCGATTCATCAGATCAGCGCGCGACGCATGGACCCGCAGCGAGCTGATCGACGTCGTCGCGTGCATTCTGAGCGGTGGGAAGAGCCTGATCAGCTCTGCGAATGCGGGCATCCGGCGCGCGAGCACACTCGCGATCGATTTCACGGCTGCACTCACGACGACGACTGTGCGTGTCCTACGTTCGAGTCTGCAAAGGATTGTGACTCTCAATCGATCACCAGCTCTGAGGCTGATGCCAGTGGAGATGCAAATGGCGGTTAGAGAGTACAGCGCCCAGGAAATTCATGGCTTCATGTTTGCGGACATAAAGCACAAGCGGTTCGTTGACGCTGCCGACTACTATCGCCTGTTCGACGCACTGACGAAAATCAGCGAAGGCAACAATATGAAATTGGGTGGTCGCGTCAAATGGACGCTTGCCGACGTTATCTTGGAACACTACAAAATTGCGGGCGATGCGCATAAGTATTTGAATCGCGAAGACATCTAGAACATGAGCGTCTGCTCTAGCTGCGGGGCCACCATCACGTGGCTCATGACGAAGCATCTGAAATCGATTCCTGTCGACGGACAGCTATCGACTACAGAGCGCTTCGATCCGAAGAAACACGTCTCTCACTTCGCGACGTGTCCGAACGCTGATCAGCATCGCAAGGGGAAAAAACAATGAAGCGGGTATTTTTGGTAAAGCTCCGGTGAGCGTGCGACGCCCGACGCTTGAGATCGTGTATCAGTGTCTAGACTGCCGCATGCGCTACGTGAGCGAGACCCACCCGACAACGCGTCGCTGCATCTGCGGCGGTGCGTTGCTTTTCAGACGCGATCTGTCGATCGACATGCTGCTGCGAAGCGCCGAGCCGCTCGTCGTTCTGGAAGATCGTCTGCGTCAGCTGCAGCAAATCGAGACTTAAACCAGACGCTGGGTTGCAGGAATTTGACAGATTTCAGGGCTAATTGTGAACCCAGTGCTCAAATAGGCTACATGCAGACTTCGCATGCACATGCGACCACTGCATACTCACGTCTCGATTGATTCACAACGAAACGGAGCTGCTGCAAATGACTTACAAAATCGAAGTTCTCAAAACCCTAGTGCTGCTGATCGCGAGCGGCATGTCGCTGGACGACGCGACTGTCGAGATTCGCAAGTGCTTTTTCTTGGGCTCGAACGACATCGAGCAAGTGCTGACCGCTTATCACGCGTCGATCCTCGCCGGTCTGAAGCGCGATCGCGCAGCGATCGAAGATCTCAAGCGTCGCGCTGAGCAGTCGAAAGATCTTCCCCTGTTTCTTCGTCCGCAAGCGGAGTAATCGAACATGAGCATCACTCAACAAACTCTCACTCTCACGATCGCGCACATGCGCTTCGTCGCTCGTCAGCTTCACTTCGACATCAAAGAGCTGCGCGCGCTTCAGGCGCGCGGCGAGAAAGCGCTCGCGGCGTACAGCCCCGGTGGTAGCTTTCGCGCTCGCTGCTCAAGCGTCGCCGAAGCGAATCGAATCGTGCTGCGTACATCCGGCCAGAACACGCGTCGGGCCTACCGGCTTCAGCTGGCGGAAGAGTCGCTCGCGTACTTTCTCGATCAGCTGAACGCGAAGCCGTGCACGTGCGACACGAGCTACAGCGAGCAGCTCGGCCAGACGAAACCGCATCTGTCGTCCTGCTTCGCGAGGCCGTTCGAATGAAGACACTCAAAATCACCGTTCAATTCGACAACGTCGATCAGGCTGCTTACGCGCACATGCTGATCAGCCGCCTTGGGTGGTCCGAGTGCTTCGAGCAGACTGAGCCGCATCTGCCGACCGAGCAGCGCAAAGATCGCGCCTACGCGATGATCGCTGCGCTGTCGAAGATCGAGAGCGCGCTCGGTGACGCTGACGTACCGCGCCGCATCTACTGAGATTTCAGCCTGGTGCGCGTCGCAGCGCGCAAATTGGGTGCAATCTCGCATCATCAAACCCGTAAGAGACAACACATGAAAACCGGAAAAACACTGAACGAACTCGCTGCTGAAATCACTCGCCGCGCCGAAGCGAAGAAAGACTTCATCGCCCCTGTCGGCAAGCTCGCGATGGCAGTCGTGAACGACGCGCCGTCGCTGATCGTAGGCGATAACGATGCCTTCGCGATCAACGCGAACGCGCATGGTCAGATCGCTGAATACGCGGGCATCCCCTCGAAGTACTACAAGCGCATGCAGAGCGAAGACCCGCAGCTGCTCGCGACGAACGTCAATCGCTGGCTGCACGACATCGCGTCGAAAGACGACAAGCGCATGGTGCGCACCCTCGACGGCCAGGTCCGCGCGCTCGTCAGCGATCGCTATCGCAAGATCGAGAACGAAGACATCGCCGAGACCGTGCTGCCGGTGCTGATGGATCGCGACATGATCATCATGAGCGCTGACATCACCGAGACGCGCATGTACCTGAAAGCGGTCGATCGCTCGATCGAGAAGAACATCCCGAAGGGCTTCTCGATGGGTGATGGCTCGCATCAGATCTTCGACTGCTTGTCCCCCGCGATCATCGTCGGCAATAGCGAGACCGGCAACGGTTCGTACTTCGTCGAGACCGGCGTCTTCACGCGCGCTTGCACGAATCTCGCGCTCTTCGGCGCGAACATGCGCCGCAGTCACTTGGGCGTGCGAGCCGAGCACAGCGATGAGGTGTATGCGCTGCTGACGAATCAGACGCTGAAAGTGAGCGACGCTGCGCTGATGGGCCAGTTGCGCGACATCATCGCCGGAACCCTGACCGTCGATCGCTTCGACAGGACCGTCGAGCAGCTGCAGCGCGCGGCTGACGACAAGCTCGATGCTGACGTCGTGAAGATCGTCGAGCAAGTCGGTCGCAAGTTCAGCGTGACCGAGGGCGAGCAGAAGGGCATTCTGCAGCGCTTGATCGAAGGGGCTGATCTCTCGCGCTACGGTCTGCACAGCGCGATCACTCGATTCTCAGCCGACGTCGATAACTACGATCGAGCGACTGAGCTTGAGCGCATGGGCGGGGACGTCGTGCAGCTGCCGCAAGGCGAGTGGAAGCAGCTTCTGAAGCTCGCGGCGTAGTAACCACACACGGCGGCGCCGATCTTGGCGCTGCCGTCTTCTCCGGGAGGAATTCATGCCGAAAAAACTACTGTCGATGCTCGCGATTCGCACCAAGCTCAATCTGACGCAGGTCGAAGCGGCGCGCTTGCTGCAGACGAGTCTTCGAACCTACATCGCGTGGGAGCGCGGCGAGACCGCCGTGCACCCGATCATCCATCGCTGGTTCTTCGAGTGCACGATCGACGCCGAGAAGGTGCAGTCATGACGCGCGACAAGCTTGAGCTGCTCGCGATCGCGGCCGCGTGCATCGTCGCAGTGTGGGACCTGCTCATCGTCGTGAGGCAGCTGTCATGAGCCGTCGCATGGTGCGCGAGCCGACCACGCGTCAGGGCATCTGCTGCGGGGCGAAGTGTCTCGATGAGTTTCCGCTAAGCCCGCCTCAGCAGCTCTACAAGGTCTTCGACATCTTTCGCTGGCGCTGCTCTCGCTGCTATGAGGCCGAAGTCGGCCATCGGCACTGGGAAGATCGCGAGGTTCGCGTCGTCAAGGGCTCGTCATGAAGCGCGTCGTCAACGTGCTCGGAAAGCTCGTCACTATGGAGCGCGGCCCAGCAAAAAAGCGCGTGAAACGTGTTACACGTGCCGCAAAACGGCAAGCTGCTGATCCTGAAAGGTATTTTCTCGTTATGAAGGTCGAGAAGTGCATTCGAGAGACTCGGCTAGCGAAGAAAGCGCTCGTTTTGGCGGTCAGACGCGAGCGCGAAGCTCGCGAAGCGCTGCGCGGCTTAGCCGCTGTGCGGGCCTCAAGCGATCAGGGGGCTACCAGTACAGACCCAGCCGAAAATGACAATCGCCGCTCCTAGCGCTTCCTAGGCGGTTTCTCGATGTCAGCAGCTTAGGGGCTCTTCGGGGCCCCTTTTTTTGCCTGCTCGTCCCACGCAGCGCGCAGCGCGACGATCTCGTCTTGATTCTCTAGGCAGGCGGCAAAGCTTTCGGCGTGCTCGCTCTCAAGCTGTCGAGTAGCGGCGTCGACTTGGGCGCTGCAAACTTGTCCGGCAGCGGCTGCCACGTTGGGCAGGGGCTTGGCACGTAGCGCACTGTCTGCGACGCGCAGCCGGTCAGCAAGGCTGAGAGCGCCAGCGTGCTCAGCAGCAAGCTTTGCGTCATAGCTTTGCACGACGTCAGCGAGCTGCTTCGCGTGATCTTGATTGATGGCATCGACATTGATCGTCGCCTCCTGTTTCGTTTCGGTGGTTTTCTCGATGCACTGCTGTGCGCCGATGTTCTGCTCTTTGTTGTTGTGACCGACCCACCACGCGATCGACATGCCGACTGCGACGACGCCGATCGCGATCTCGGCGTAGAGTCGATACGGCGAGACGACGGCTGACGCTGCGGTTTCTATCGTGCTCAGTTCGCTCACGGCTTGTTTGCCTCCTTCTCGCGCTCGGACTCACGCTTGATCTCGTCGCTGATGTCTCGATGCATCACGAACTTCACCCAGCCCTCGATTTTCTGCATCGTGCTTCGCTGCTCGAGGGCGTCTCTTCGATCATCTTGCAAATTGTCATCGATGCGATCGATGCGATCGTGCGCGCTGATCGCTTCTCCGTGTGCTGCTTGAGCGCGCTCCATCGCGGCGCGCGCTGACTCGTAACGTTGATACTTGCGAATTCTCATCAGAAGAAAAAACGATGCGATCCCGATGATCGCGACAATCGTCAAGCCAACCAAAATCCATTCCTGTGTCGTCACTTTGAGTCCTTCTACCTTAGTTCCTTGACAAGAGCGACCAGGAAGCCTGCTGCCGCGACGAATAATACCAGCCAATTGCGCGTTGATTCCCAGCGCTTCACGCGCGCGGCCTCGATGTCGACTCCCATCTGCTTCAAGCTGCCCTTCGATGCTTTGCGATTGACCGACTGAACGACGAGCGCGAGCGTCTTGCGCAGCTTCTGACACTCGTTCGCGAGCTGCTCGTTGATCTCCATCTGATCGCGTCGAAATTGAAGTTCAGTGCCCCCCGTTCGCTTGTAGGCCAGCATGCCGTTACGCGTCGATTCTAGGTCAGCGCTGATCGTCTCGTCGAAGTCTTGCAGCGCCTCGTCAAAATCTTCGGGGTTTTCCTGTAAGACTGGCTCGACGCGCGGAAAGCGCAGATGCGTCACGACGTACTCACGGCCACGCTGGCACTAACATTTGATGGCTCGTCTTCGCCGCGGCGTTTACCGACGTCCCAATCGCGACCGCCATCGGTGTACACCTTGAAGATAAAACCGCCAGCGCCAACGAGGGTCGGGAACATCACCGAGACGAATGCTGTGACTTGCGTCGTTCGCTCGGCGGCTGGCAGATGCGCGTACCAGACGATGATGTACACACTCGCCCAGATCAACAAAGCAAGAAACGCAAACAGAGCAATGCGGGGCACGACGCGCCACGAGTCGAATACCTCAGCGCCGTCGATCCATTGAGACTTCGTCATGCAAGCAGCTGCCCGCCAGCGACTTCGAACTCATCGATCAGCTCTTCGAGTCGACGCTGCGGCTGACCGCTATCGCCACCAGGCAAGCTCGCCCACGTCGAGCAGAGCAGCGTGCATGCGCGGCTGATGTCGCCGTCGTTGACGAAGCTGAGCGCGCCGTGACTCTTGATGATCGCGAGACAGGCGTCGTCCTGCGCTTGCGCGTTGAACGAATTCAGCGAGAGCTTGTGCTTCCAGACCGCCCACGTCGAATGCGTCATCTGATACGCACCCGCTGCAGTCGACAGCTGACCGGCATATTTGCCGACCGTGATGATCTCGCCCTTCCATTCTCCGGTGAACCAGGGGTGGTCGGACAGATCGACGATCGTGTGCGTGTAGCCGTAGACGACTCGATAGGGATCGGCCGCGATCGCGCTGCCCTCGCTCTTTCGCAGCGTCGCGAGAAACGCGTTCTGATTGAGAACGGGGTCAGACATGCTTCGCGATGACGACGATCAAGATCAGCGCGAGCACGCCGCCAGCGATCAAAATCTGTTTGCGATAGCGAGACCAGATCGAGGTGACTTCAGTCTTCGCGGCGCCGACGATGCGGGTCTCGTCTGCTTTGACGTCTTTCTTGAGTTCGGAAATATCCATTGAGCGCTCCGGTGGGTTTTGAAGGAGCGCTGATGGTGCGCGGCGTCGCTCAAAAGCGCAGCGACGCCGGTCACGGATGATGATCAGTTAATGCGTGCGCTGCGTCTCAGCCGACATACCACGCCGAGTGACCGCCGTCGTAATAGACGGGGATCCGCACCGAACCGCCGCCGGTGAGCGCAGAGCCGAATGTCGGGGATGAGGCGTCCGTCACGACAGCGCGCTGACCATCGTATGGAACGCCAGGCAGGGCGGACGTGAGACACGCGAGCGGGTTGGTGCGCAGCGTCGCAAGCCCCGGCGTTCCGCCACCCGCAGTGAACGGCGCGGTCGGCGGCGTGAAGTTCGATGTGTACGCAGCTGTCGCTCGATGAATGCGCACTTCGTCGATGAAGCCGCTCAGCTCTTGACCTGGGAACCCCCCGCCGATCTGAATCTCGCTGATCGCGCTGAAGCTCGTCGTGTCGGCGACCGGTGATCCGCCCACGCCATCGAGATACATCGTCACATTGCCCGAATGACGAACGCAGGCGATGTGATGCCACGTGTTGACGACGATCGTGCCGCTCGACGCTGCGCCGCTGAATGCTGAGCCGTTGCTCTTGAAGTGATCGCCGACGTTGGTGTAGCAGATCGCGTAATTGCCGGATAAGTACGTGCCGATCGTAAAGCACAGATTGAACATGTGACCGCCATCGACGTAGACCCACATCTCGATCGTGAAGTCGCCGCTTCCGAGATCGAGCGCGCCACCCAGCGTGACAGGCGCGGTCAGATATGCGCCGCCAGTGCCAGCCAGCGCGCCACTGCCGAACATCACATTGCTCGTCTCGATCGCCGCGCCGTTGACCGGCGTGATCGTCACGCCGTTGACCGAGCTATCGGTGAAGGTCGTGCTGCCCGAGCTTCCATCCATGTGCAAGAGCAGGGACGAGCCCGGCGACGGCACGACTTGACCGTCGATCACTTCGATGATGTCGACCGAGCCGACTGAACTCACGCCGTCTGTGAGCGTCAGCGAGCCACCGCCGCCACCACCACCGCCCGAGATCGTGACGACAGCGGTCGAATCGGTCTCTGCGCTCACGACAGCGCCGCTGATCACGAGCGTCAGCACATCCGTGACCGTCGTCGTGCCGTCAGTGACTTCGAGTGAACTTCCGCCTCCGCCGCTTCCACCACCGCCACCAGTGAACGTGAGCAATGCAACGCCATCGGTTTGCGGCTCTACCGTCGCTCCCAAGATGTGCAGCTCGCGAACGAAAAACGCGTCGCCGGCGGGGCTGTCGCCGATCTGCTTGACCGTGATAGAGCCCTGAGCCGTCAGCGCCTCGTCGATCGAATCCATGTTCGTGTTGAACTTGATCTCAGGCTGACTCTGCGAAGGGTCGAGATACAGAAGCCCGAAATTTCTCGTTCCAGATGTGCTCATGTAGAAACCTCAAGCGTAGTGATCAAGGGCGTGCCGCGCCCGATTGTAGGCGACATCTGATAGATCGCAACGCGAAACGACATCAGCGCGCCGCTGCCGAAATCCGCGACTTGATCTGCGTGCGTGTAGTACACGTTGATCATCGTCGTCGTCAAAGTTCGCAGCACGCCATGCGGTGATGCCGTGTCGATGATGTCGATCTGAAAAGTCAGCGGAGGGTCTGACAGCGGAATGTCGACGCCGCTCATCAGCGTGCGACCAAAGCGATCGCGACGCACCCAGCTGATCAAAATATCGCCGTCTGTCAAGCGCTCAGCGATCGCATCGACGGGGCTGAATGGCAGCAGTGCGACTGCGTGACCGATGAAGGTTTGATCGACGCCTGTCAAGTATTCATTGCCGATCGAGACCGCTTTGTAAATGCGCGAAGCGCCGATCTCTGCAGTGTTCAACGGGATGCGATTCAGATCGCCTCCCGAGACGAGCACGAACGTGTCTCCGGCTTCGCTCGTGCCCAGAACATGCTCGGTTCCGCGACGCCCGCGCAGTAGTCGAGTGAGCTTCCAACGCAGCGGAGAGATCAGCTCTGCGTTGCAGAACTGAATAATCTCCCATCGACCGTCCATGCCCATTGCGGCCGCATTCGCCCCGGCCATCACTGCATCGTCGCTGCGACTCTCGAACGTGAACGCTGCGCTGTCGGTCTCGACGATGATTTCAGTCTCGTCGTCGAAATCAAAATACTGACTCGCAGCGACCGGCGCGTAGAGCTTGCCGAGCGCAGCTTCGACGGTCAGCGCAAATTGCGCCGTGAATGTCGCACCGCCATCGATCGACTTGTAGATGCTGCAGCCGGTCCATGTGTTGCCAGCTCCGGTCACGTCGCGCTGCGCAGCGATGTAGAAACCGGGGTCAGCGTCGCTGTCTTGTAGCGCCGGTATGTCGAGCAGCTCGAAGCGCGTCGGGTATATTACAGGAATGATCGGCGGCTTGAACGGATTTGGCGGCGCGATCGCGTTCGAGATGTAGCTCGCTGATGCATCATCGACCGCTGTGAAGGTGCGCAGCACGCCGTTCGCGTTCGTCTCTTTCGTGAGCAGCACGCGCTTGTAGAAATTCTCGACCGGTATCGCGATCGCATCTCCGCACTCAAGCGCCGACCACGATTGATCGACCGCGATCGTGTAATTGTTTCGCTGTGCCCATTGAGTCGCCCAGAGAATGTTTGCTGCGTTCAGCGCCTGCGTATCGTGCAGGGCATACGGCAGCGACACATCGGTGTCATCGACCGCGAGCGTCGTCAGTCGAAACTGCGAATCCTGCTCGCTGTCTTGATAGTCGCGTTGCGTCGCGATGTAGTGCACGCGCACCTGTCGCGGCAGTTCGGTGTCCATAGTGCGCGATATTTGAACGCTGGCCGGTGGCGCTGCGCCTCCCTGCGATACATCGTATGCGCCGATGTCGTCAGTCGTGAGCGTCGCAGCGATCGCTTTGCCACGCGATTGAAAGCGCAGCAGCTCGCCGCTCTCGACGGCGTCGTAATACGCGATCGATCGAAGCGGTTGAATGATCGACGCGCCGCTGCAGAGCGTGCTGATCTGATAACCATCGACGAAAATCTCTTCCATGTCCGTGACGTCGATCGACATCAGCCCCGCGCGCTGACAGATCTTTGAAATGATCTCAGCGACCGAGACCTGCGAGCCGGTGCCTTCGCACGTCGTCACATCGATCGTGTAAGCGAAGCTCTGCGGCGTCGGGTAGTTGCGACTCGGATCGCCACTGCCAGGGGTTTCGTATGTCAGACCTGGGGCCATTTTCCCAGCAGCGACAGCGGCTTCATACGCCGCAGTCCAAAACGCTTCCGTGTTCGCGGGGTCGGTGCTGATCAAGCACGGATTCAACGGATAGCGAACGATCGTTCCGCCGTGAGTGCCGCCGCTGATCGCCGTGCTCTGCATCACGATGAAGGTGTGCGTCGTGTCGAGAGTCCACCCGCTGGTCTGAATGTATTGACCGGTCTCGCTGATGCAGTAGCCCTCAATCGGCGCGGGCGGCAGTAGATAGCAAGGATTTGGCGGCGCGCTCGGGAAGCGATTCACGACGATGCCGTCGTCGCCGATGCTAGTGACATCAACGCGATCGCCGTCAGGTGTCTGCACCCACACGCCGTGCAGCGTGAAGCCGTCGGGGCCTTGCGCGCCGATCCAATAGCCATCGGGGTTCGCGAGAATCCACGCGTTCTCATCTGCGAGGCGAAGAATTCCGAAGTTGGTCGTGATCGGCTTGATCCGGTTGTAATACATGATCACTTGCTGAAGATCTTGATACGCCGGAAAAGCGGTGCCGTTCCAAAAGCTGGGGTCAACGTAGGGCGAGAACGGGCCCGATCCTCCACTAGGAGACCATCCGAACAATTGATCGTAGCCAGCTGCGTGACCGGGAGGTGTCGGGTTGTAAGTCGGCCCATCAGCGAGCGCAGCTTCGAGACTCGTTCGAAAGGGGCCTGTTCCGCCACCCTCAAGACCAACATACGCGTAGTCCATCGTGTTCAGCGGATTGCGCGGATCGAAGACGCCAGGGCCTGGCGAATTCCAAGGGTAGATCACTTCGTTCTGAACGAGCGGCTCAGTCGTGCACTCGCCGACGCCAGCAGTGGCGCACTCGAATTGAAAGTTCGGATGTCGCAAGCCTTGAGCGACAGTCAGCAATCGATTCGGGTAGACCACATACGCGAGACCGCGATAGCCGCCTACGTTGCCAACGCCCTCGATCGATTCGAGCGTCGGATCAGGCAGCTGCGTCTCGTTGCCGATGTAGAGCGTGAACGTCAGTCGATAGTTCGAGCTGACGATCTGTCGATTCGCGAACTCGTCATCCGTCTCAGCGATCTGACCGGTCTGCGTATTCGCCTGCAGCTGCGGTCTGATGTCGTACACGAGCGCGCCGTTTTCCCAGATGCGCAAGATGTTGCCGATCGCGTCATCGAGATCGATCACGCTCTCGCAAAGCCCTACCGCGATCGTCTGATTGTAGTTGTAGAGCTTTTGCTCGGGGCCGCTCTTGCCGCCCTGCTCTGTCGTCGACTGAATGATCGGCCCTGCGTAAATGAACGTTCCGCTGACGCTCGCTGTGCCGAAGATGATCGGCACTGGTTCGCCGAGCGTTGCTGTCGTCGTGCGATTGTCAGTGATCTGCGGGCCATCAGGCAGCTGGGTCGGAAAGAGCGCAGCGCCCGCGAGCGAGCCGAGCGCCAGGCCCAGCTCGGGGTTGCCGAAGTACGCGCCGACGACGGTGCCGACAATCGTGAGTACTGCTTGACCGACGTTACTGATACATCACCCCAGGCAGCGCCCAGATCGATCGCGTTCGAGCGACCCACGGTGCTTGATACTGACACTCGACGACTTTGCCGCGAGCCGTCATGCCGTCACAGTGAATAATCGTCGAGCCGGTGAAGATGCCCGCATGGCTCGGAAATTTTTGCAGCGGCCATTGAAACGTGAGCAGCGCTGCACTCTCGATCTTGATCTCGCGCGTCAGCTCTTGCAGACCCTTCATCAGAATCGGCGTCGGCGTTCGCGAGTACGCGCGCGGCAGATAGTCGATGAACGTCGTCGAGCCCAGCTCTTCGAGACACGCCGCGATGAAGCCCAAGCAATCGGCGCCGTATCGCGATCGACCTTGATGCAAGAAAGGCACGCCGACCCAGCTGCGCGCGTTCTCGATCAGATCATCCGCGCTGATCATTGCAACGCCGTGGGCGCGGTCGGCCCTGCTGTGATCGCCATGATGCCGGGTATGAAGCGACCGAACGATCGATTGTTGTTCACGTTGTTATAAATATCGCGACACGTCTCGAAGGTGCGATCGCAGCCTGCGAAGAGCGAGAATTCATCGTTAAGATCGATCGGATTCGGAAACGGCTCCCACATCTGCACCACGCCGTCATTCAAGAAGGGGTCGACTTTCACTTCGCGAAAGAAGCCTGCATTCGCGCCGCTCGTGAACGTGAGCACGCCACCCACGAACTGCGCAGAGAAGTCCGGCGCAGACGCGAAGCCGACCGGAAACTGCGTCGGCTCGATCGCAGAGCCGGTCGTGACGTGACCTGTGATCGTGTAGAACGCAGCGCTCAGCTTGCAGCGATGATCGCAGAACTTCACGACGTTGCACTGAGGCGAGAACGTGCGAATGATCGTCTGCGCGAGCGGCTGAGTGAGGCCGCGCAATTCAGTCGTGTACTTGCCGTCGCTGTCGCGCTTGATCTCGCCGAGCGTTCCGACCTTCGCGATGAAGTAGCCGTGCGATGGCGCTTGCCAATTGCAGATCAAGATCGTGACCGGCGCGAGATCGAGCAGACCGCTCTCGATCGACGCTGCGTTCACATCGATCACGGTCGCCGCGATCGGCGAATCATTCGTATTGTCAGGAAATGCCCCGACCACTTCGGTGTTGTCGACTGACAGATCGCTCGCGCTCACGACGTCTTGAATCGTGATGTTCGCGATCGCTTTGTAGGTGCCAGCGTACTTGTCGACCGGCGAGCTGCCGGTCGTGGGGATCGTGATGTCGAGATCGTGCTCGGTGCCGCGAATCATGACGCCGTTCGCTTGCTCGATCGTCCAACAAAAAGCGAGCGTGGTGCAGTCAGCTTTCAGATCTGCAAGCAGCGCGTCAGGGATCGACTTCATGCGAGCGGCTGTCGCAGCTCGGTCAGCTGAATCGTCGCGTTCTGAATTTTGTAGTCGCTGATCGCGGGGTTGAACTGACCGTCGAAGCGCACCCACACATAAAACTCGCCGCCCCAAAAAGACGGCACGCCGCTGAAGCCTCCGTTCGGTACGAGCACGCCGGTCGACTCGTCGAGCGTGTAAGTCGATTCGTCCTGCAGCTCGCCGCTGCCGTTCGCGATCTCGATGGTGTCGCCCTTCGGTCGCTGAATCTCGCGCTCTTGCGTGATGCTGCCGATGACGTACTGCTTGACGAGCTGATAGCGAGGCGGCGAATCGGTGGTCGGCACGATCGGCATGTCGAGATAGCTCGGGTTGACGCTCAAGCGCGATGACTTGAAGTCGATCTGATCTTCGAAGCGAAACGCTGTCGACATGCCGCCCATCGCGTGCCAGAAATACAGCACGTCCTCGATGTCTGACTGCGAGCGATTGCCGAGCGGCACAGCGGTGTACTTCGACAAGGGCCTGGACCACACGCGCTGACGACGCTCGAAGCCGCCCTCGCGTGCTGTGATCTTCACCAGATAGTTTGGCTCTGCGGTGAAGCCGAACGTCGAACACGTTGGGAATATCGGCGATGTGTCTTCAGTGATCATCGATTCCTTCTCGACGCGATCTGCAGCGAGCGCGAGACTTGAGTCGCTGCCTGTGATTGCGTTTGCCGCGAGATCGTACCGCCTTGCGGCGGAAGCGTGAAGTGATTCACCACCGTCTGCCCTCCCATCGAGCCGCTCGGCTTGATCGAGAGACCGGTCGAGCCGCCGTATGCTGGCTCTGGCCCATTTTCTCCCACTACGCCCCACTGACCCGCCGGAATGTTGCCGCCGCCAGCAAAAAAACCACTGAAGAGCGACGCGATACCACCGAGACCGCTCGACCCGTTGTTGCCCTGAAAGATGTTCGCGATGCCACCCGCAGCGCCACCCGCTGGGCCACCCGCGCCGAAGAGCTTCTGCGCATAGTCCTTCGCGATCATCTGCTCGAACATCTGCCCGATGTCTTTCATGAAGTTCTTCAGCGCGTCGCGAAACGACTCCGCGCCGCTGATGAGCTTCGAGAAATTATCTGCGAACGCGGATTCGAGATTGTTGCGCACCTGCGAGATCAGCGGGTCAACCCCTTGCGCTTTCAACGCGATCAGCTTCGTCTGAAATTCCTGCGCCGAATTGCCGAGCGCCTGAATGCCGGGGTTCTGCGCCGCGAGCTGCGCGACGCCTGTGTTCACTTGCGTCAAGCTCGCGATCTGCTGCTGCTGCAGAGCGTTCAGCTGCACCGCGTACTGATTGTCGGTGATCGACTGCTGCGCTTTGAGCAGATTGAGCTTCGCGACCTCTTGCGAATACTGCTGCTCGATCTGCGTCGCTTTAGCCATTTCCTGGTCATACGCTTTCATCGCCAGCTCAGCTTTCTCGGTCTCGTCGACCGCTTGCAGCCCTGCAGTGTTGCCGGTCTGCTTAAGATCGGTGCGCAAGCCCTTGTTCTGCTGATCGAATTGCGCCTTCGCAGCGTCGACGAGATTGCCCTTCATCTCGGCGAGCTTGATGTTGAGCTTGTCGATCTCGATCTGATCTTGAATGACGAGCTTGCGATCGAACGCGGCTTCGAGAGCCGGTCGCAAATCTTTGCCGGACTTCGCGAGTCGATCGAGCGATGCACCCAGCTCGCCGGTATTGAGCTTGTAGTTGAACGCTTCGCGCGAACTCTTGTTCAGCTCGTCGCCTTGCTCGATCAATTGAGCGATCAGCTTGTCGCCGCCCGCTTCGTCTTTTTTGATCTGCAGCGCGCGCGCGTATGCGATCGCAGAGGCGGCGGCTTTCTTGCCTTCATCATCCGCGATCTTCAGCGCATCGCCGAGCGGGCCGATCGACAGCTTGAAGCGAGCGGCCGCTTCAGCGCCGAGACCGAACGCTTGCGCCTGCTCTCGCAGCCCTTGCGCGTATTTCTCGATCTCTTTGTCAGCTTCCGCTGTCTTCACGCCAGCCGCGAGATTCGGCGTCGCCGTCTTGCCTCCAGTCGCCGCTTCCGCTGAGCCGTCCGCTGCCTTCTTCGCCGCGGCGATTTCTTTGTTAGCGGTGTCGTCCCACAAAGCGTTCTGCAGATTCGCGTACTTCGTCTGAATCGCCAGATAGTCTTTGTGCTGCTCTTCGAGAATCGACGACGCTTCGCTGAACTTGCCTGACGCTGCCGCACCGAGCGCTGCCGCTGCGCCGCCTATCGCGCTGCCCAGCGTTTCAAACTCGCGCGCGACTTCGAGCACGATCGAGCCGATCGAGCGCAGCACGAAGCCGATTCCCTGCGCGATCACGGCGTAGCCCTGCGCTTTGCCGCCGCCCGCTGTCCACGCGTCCGCGAGCTGATTCAAGGTCGGCAGCAGCTCAGCAGAGATCGCATTGCCCAAGCCCTGCACGGCTTCGGCTTTCAGCAGATTCAGCTTCTGCTCGAACTCTTCAGCAGCGCGTGCAGCGTCGCCGCCCAAGATCGCGCCAGCGTCTTTCGCTGACTGCGTGAGCTTGTCCATTCCGTCAGCGCCTTCGTTCAAGAAGGGGATCAACGCCTGGCCCTGCCGACCGAGCAGCGCGATCGCGATCGCGACCTTGTTGGGGCCATCTTCGAGACCGGCAAACTTGCCTGCGACTTGCTCGAGGGTGACCGAGGGGTCTTGATTCTTGATGTCGGCGAGATTCAAGCCGAGCAGCTTGAAAGCGACGGCAGCTTTCGAGGCCGGATCGCCCGACGCGTCGCTGATCGCCTGCTCGAATTTCTTCATCGCTACGCCGGTCTGATCGGCGCCGAGTCCGGCCTGAGCGAAGGCAAGATTCAACGTCGACACGCGCTCGACGCTGATCCCAAATTCTTTCGAGAGTTTTTCGACCGATGCCTGCGCTTCAATCGCAGCTGCTGAAAACTCGACGATCGCATCGATCGTGAATGCAGCTGCGAGATCGCCCGCTAGATCGCTGAGCCCTTCCTTGATTTGCCCGAAGATCGAATTCGATTCTTCGGAGTGCTGCTTGAGCTTCGCCGTCGCTTGATCGAGTGCTTTGATGTAGGCAGAGTTGTCTGCCTGCATCCTAACGACGAGACTGGCTAGGTCCGTGATGACGGCTCTCCCGCGATCAAAGCACGAGCAACGATCAGCATCTCTGCTGCTCTGGTGTTGACCTTTCGCGCTTGCGCATCTTCGCAGCAGCTCGAACGCGCTCAGCGTACTCAGGATCGCGCGCCATCTTCGCTCGATGCCAAGCGGCGTTGTACTTGCTTCGATACGGCGTCATCGCTTCACCCGCTTCTGTTTCTTAACTTCCGGCGTCTGCTTTTTCTTTCGCGCCGCAATGCGTGCGAGAGATTCGAACTTCAATCGAGTCGCGATCTTCTCTGACTCGACGCGAGCTTCGCGTTCCCTGCCAGTCTCGAACATGAACTTTCGATAGTCAGGGACTTCAGCCTTCTCGCCCATGTGAGAGCGCAGCTGATGCACGATGATCCAAGCCGCGTGACGATTGTCGCTGTACGATCCCCACGGCTCTTCCCTCCAGTAGCGATGCCAGCGCTCGATCTCGCGCGCGGGCAGCTCATCGAACTGATCGAGCGTCAGCCCCAGCAGTGAGCACAGTCGATGCTCAAACAGCTGCTGGGGCGTTAGGCTGTTTTTCATCTTCGTCCTTGCTCAGTCGAAATGCTTCTGAGCTGATCTTCGAGATCACCGCTTGCGGCATTTCTGACGCCGCATTCTCGCTCTCGATCTTCGGGCTTAAGCAGCACTTGAACGCAACCCACGCTTCGAGACGCTGCTTCTGCTTGTCATCGAAGATCAGCTCGCGCGCACCCTTCATCACCGCAGCACTCATCTCTTGCACGACATACGACTCACCACGGATTTGAATCGTATTTGTGCGCAGAGCGTTCACCCGGCCTTCCGCGTGATGCCGCCAGTGATCTTGCCGGTGAACTTGATCCCGTTCTGCTTCGACACGCTGGGGGTGATTTCCCACGACAGCATCGCGAGCGCGAACGAAAACAGCAGCTCAGCCGGGGATGAATCGCCGAACTGCAGCTGAAAGTTTCGCGTCACTTTGTTCTCGACGTCATCGATCAGGCCGTCTTGCAGAGACAGATCGGTCGTGACGCTCAAGTTCGCGCCGAAGTTCACTTCGCTGCCGTCGCTCAAGCCGGGGATGTACTCCATGTTGCCGTTGCTGCAGAACGTGGTCACATCGACGAGAGCGTTCTTCTGACCGAAGCCTGAGATCGTGTCGACCTCGCAATAGCGCTCGAACGTCTCGGGAGACGCGCCGTTGCCGACCATGATGTAGGCTTTGCCAACGAAAGCCGGATTCAGAGTTTCCATTTCAATCCTCCACGTACCAAAAGTTATAGAGCTGCACCATTCGAATAGTACCGGGATCGCTATCGTTCACGGCGAATTCGTTTTCCATCGTCACTTGATCGACGACTACATCGCCCATCATCCCAACAAAATCGATCAGCGCATCGCGCACTGATTTCGCGAGCGCGACGCACGTCATGCCGTCGATCGCGTAGCAGTCGATCTGCATGTCGGCTTGCCGCAGAGGGTTGGTGCCGCAAAACAGCTGCTGATTGCGAGTCGCAGAGCGCGTGACGAGCAGCTCGGGCAGCGGTCTGATGCCCTGCGGTCTGATGATGCCGTAGATTTGCTCACCGACTTGATTCGTGACGTCGCCAATCGTCATCAGATAACTGCGAATTCCCTCTTCGAGCGTCACTGATCTTGCTCCTGCTGCAGCTTCACGGCGCGATCGACCGATGCGCTCAGCGACGCGCGAAGCTTTTCCTCGCATTGATCGCGAGTCTCTGAAAGCGCGCGACGCAGCCATGGCTGAGCTTGCTGATAGCGAGTGCCGATATCGACGAAGTTCACCGCGTAGAACGCCTCTTTCGTCACCCCGAGCACTGCGCTCGCGATGTTCTTATCGCCGTTGAGCGTCGTCGCGCGCCTCACTTGAGTCTCAGCAAAGCCTGGGGCGACGAGCAGACCGCGATACGTTCGATGCGCCTCAGTGCCGCGCGGGATCAATTGCACTGCTCGCTCGAATGCGGGTTTGATGCCGTTTCGAACCGCTGAGCGCAGCGCTTTGCCGTCACCCAACTTGCCGAGCGATTGCAGCTGCGCGGTCAGTTCAGCAACGCCTTCGAGCGTGTAGCGACTCACGGCGTCGCGCCGATGCGATAGCCTGCCGCGTCTCGCTTCATGCACGCGAGCTGCAGCGTGTCTCGCAACGTCGTGTCTCGCACCACGCCCTGCACATCGTAGTAATCGCTCGTCGGCGGGGAAGTCGTGTAATCGATGATGTGCTTGATGCGCATCTTCGACGTGATGCCGGGTCGCCATCGCATCGTGATGTACGTCAGCACGCTCGACTGAATCTCTTTTGCGGTCTGATTTTCAGTCACGCGCCAATCGGCGAACTCGAAGCGCACATTGCTCGCGAAGAGAACGTAGTTCGTGGTCGGCGTTCCGACCCCATCGGTGCTGTCGACGAGCACTTCGATGTCTGCGACTTGCCGAAGCGCGCCCGCTGAGAGCGGCTTGAGCCTATTCGCCACTAGCTGCTCCGACCTGGCGCAGAGCTGAAGAAGGTTCTTCAGATGCGCCAGGCCCACCCGAAGGTGGTAGCTGCTTCGCGACGTTGTATGCAGTACGTTGCTTTCGCGCTTCGAGCGCGTTGTTCAGAATCTCAAGTCGCCTCGCTAAAGACGGCGCGACTCGTGCAATTTGCTGTCGCTTCTTCGCGCAGTAGCTGCAGCTCATACGCCGAGCGCGATTCGATACGGCTGCAGCAACGCGTCGCGCGCCTGCGTCAGCATCTGATAGTTCGCGACGTTGCGATCGAACATGATTTCGACCTGCAGCAAGATCGCTTGTCGAACATCGCGCCGCAGCGGCTTGCTCTGATCCTGCATCGCGGGGTTTGCTGCGAGAAACGCGGCCCAATACGCCTGCGTCTGATCGCCGCCCCATTGATCGACGCCGATCGTCCAGTCGAATGTCGAGCCCCACTGCGATGAAGTCGTCGCGATGAAGTCGAAGTCGATCGACGCCGGTGAGTCTTTCGGATCGGGCAGCGGAACCGCCGATGAGTCAGTCGGCGAATTCAGCTCAAGCAGCTCGCCGAGAGATCGCTGCGTGTAGTTCTCGGCGTAATCGACAGCGCCGTCGATGCAGTCTTGAACGCGCACGTCATGAACGGTCAAGCCCTGATCGATCGACAGGTGCTCTTTCGCTTGCGTGAGAGTGACAAAACCTTGGCTCATCGGTAGTGCTCCGCGATCCAGCTGTGCTTCGCGCGCATCGCTGGGGTCCAGGGGTCGTGCGCGCCGTGAAGAATGACCATTTTCGCGTCGCTCGGCAAGTGCCCACCCCTCGGCTGTATCTCATTTCTGTAACTATAAACGCCGTCTTTGCGCGTGAACTTCTGCTCTTTGGGGCCGAGCACGACTGCGATCCAGCCTTGATCGCTGCCGATGTAGCCCTTCTGCTTCGACATGATGCCAGCCGTTTGCGGGTTGAATCTCGCGTAGACCTGCGGTCGCGCGTTCGCTTTCAGCTGAATGATCGAGCCGTTGTACGGGGTGCCGATCGAGGTGTCGC